AATGACTTTAACTAAATTGATAGGGAGGTGAGAGATGAAAAATAGTGATGACAATACTAAGCCAGAGTTTTTTGCACTATGGTCAATTAGACAATTACAAGTTGAGTGTGCTAGGTTGAACCAAGTATTAAAAGAAGGGATTGAAATAATGGAGGGTGGTAAAAAATGAGTTACGATAACGCACCAAGCGATGAAATCTTCGAGGAAATAAGAAAAGCCAGCATTGAAATATGGCAGACCTACGACGACCAGTTTGGTTACGCCAGCGAGAAAATCAAGATGGTAAATGATTTGACTAACTTCAAGGACAACTGGGGAACTATGGTTGGAATGTTTGACTATACAAACCAGCAGAAACTATTAGATAAACTATCACCAAAAGCACAAAGTAAAGTAAAGGAGTGGTTATGAAACTTGTAGATAAACATTATTATAAAATTGAAAGAAACGGGGTTAATCTTATAGTTCAATATAAGTTTGATTGGATTGCAAGCGCGGCTGGAGTAAATAGAGCAGAGCTAATCAACCAAGAGAATGGGGATATATATTCTGTCTACGACCAGGATATTTTTATCCCAGGATACATAAAAGCACCAAAGAAAATTACCAGTAACTATAAATAAAGAGCGAGTTTACGATTGATTCAAAAGAGTGGTATAATAGAGCTATGCAAGGTGGACGGAATAAAGCACACGACTCAACCCACCAGGTTGTGTGCTTTATTTTGGAGTCGAACAATGAGTAGTAAAAAACTAAATATAGCTTACATTGGAAACTTTGAACCACGTTACAGCACTGAGAATGATGTAAAAGAGGCATTTGAGCATTTAGGGCATAAAGTAATAGCTTTGCAAGAAAACAATGTGAGTATGGAACAGGTATGTGAACAAGCAACAAAAAGCGATTTGTTACTTGTGACTGGTACTTGGGGTGACGCACTGCCATTATCGGAGTTTTTGGACTTAACACACGAGATGGCAACACTGGGTAAACCAACTGCTACATTACACTTAGATACATTTTGGAGTACAAAAAGAGGCGGTCGCAAATGGTGGCGAGAACCGATGTTTCATACGGCATACATTTTTACTGCTGATGGCGATTATGGTATGGAGTGGGAATTATTAGGTAAAAATCATTTATGGTTACCACCAGCAGTTAGACATAGTGCCTCAAAGTTTGGCAAAGAAAGAGAATCTTATGAATGTGATGTAGCATTTGTTGGGTCTAATGGCGAGGGTTATCACGAGGAGGTCTGGACATACAGAAAAGAATTGCTGGAAGAATTGCGAAAAATGTGCAAGAAGAATAACTGGACGTTTAGAAACCCTGGTGGTGATGAACCAAAGATAGAACGTGGCGACGATATGAATGATTTTTATGCGAGTGCAAAGGTTACGGTAGGCGATAGTCTTTGTTTGAAAAAAGAAGATAGCCGATATTGGTCTGACAGAGTGCCAGAAGCAACGGGGCGAGGTGGATTTTTAATTATGCCACACATAAAGCACCTAAAGTATGAGTGGTCTATGTTGCCAACATACGGCTGGGGCAACTGGAAACAGATTGAAGAAATGATAAAGTATTACTTGAAAAATGAAGAAGAACGCCACACAATACAAATGACAAACCAGAGAATAACTACTGCTAAACACACCTACATAAATAGAGCCGAAACAATATTAAAATTAACTGATTTAGTATGATAAATAGCAAAATAAATGAATGGGAAATAAAACTACCAGAACACCGTGACGCTTTTTTTAAGTTGAATACACGATGGGAGGCAGAACGAATACAGGCGATGTATTGTGCGATAAGAAAAGGCGACACAATATTAGACATTGGTGCCGAATATGGTGATATGACGGCACTATTCACGAAATGGTCGCAAGGGTTGACGTATATATTAGAGGGCAGTAGGTACTGGTTCTGGATAAAAAAAATATGGGAAGCTAATAACTTGCCAGAGCCGATAAGTATACCAGCATTGGCAGGGCGTATCACAAAGAATAACCCACAAATTATAAAAGGTTTACCAGATTATAAAGAAGAAGTTGAGGGTTTTGTGCATTTAAACGAGAATGTAGAACTACCACAAATAAAAGTAGACGATATTGAGTTTGCCAAGTTAGACATAGTCACAATGGATACTGAGGGGTCAGAACTTGAGATATTATTTGGAATGGAAGAAACCATAAAAAAACACAAACCAACACTTTTTATTTCTATACATCCAGAGTTTATTAGAGAGAGATACAACCAGACTAGCGATGATTTGATTGTACATTTAAAAAAACTTGGTTACGAGCCATATTATCTAGGCTACGACCACGAGCAACATTATATGTTCAAACCTAACGGTAACTAAAATGATATTCTATCTATCACTAAAACAAGAAACCCCAAAACGTGATTATTGGGATTACGGGTTAGTAGAAGATTTATTGAGAGATTTAGATTTTACTGGTATGGAAACTGACAGTTTGCCAAAGGTAGAAAAGGCAATAGTATTATTACCAGCAAGACATCACGCTGGAATGGAAAAAGAAGTAAACAAAGAATTAGAGAAAATAGAACACGTGATATTATTTTTAATGGGTGACGAGGAGGCTGAGTTTGATGTTGAAGCAATTAGCCACCCGTCAATTCATATTTGGGTACAAAACCCACATCTAAAAAAACACGATAAGTACAATCGGATTGGCACGGGTTATCCTGGTCACTTAGACGAATGCTTGCCAGAAAATGCTACAAAAGAATACGATTTGTTTTTTAGCGGACAAATCACCCACCAAAGACGAGAGGAATTGGCAGACGCAATATTAAGATATGACCCTGCTGGCAGTACAACCGTATTGCACCGAACAAAAGGCTTTACGCAAGGATTAGAGCCAAAAAAATACTATGAAGAACTAGCGAAAGCGAAAATTGCCCCAGCACCATCAGGGGCAGTCATACCTGACAGCTTTAGATTATTTGAAGCAATGGAATGTATGAGTGTAGTGATAGCAGACCAAAAAACCGCAGATGGAACTATAATGGAATATTGGGATTGGTTGTTTGGCAACATTACGCCATTTATAAAAACCGATAACTGGAATAACTTGCCGAGCTATATGAATGAGATATTAGAAGATTACCCACAAAATATACACAGGCAAACCGCTTGGTATTTACTATGGAAACGCAATTTAAAACAGAAGATATTAGAACAATGGACAAAGACGTAACAGTAATATTGGTAACTAGCGTATTGCCAAGTCACCCATCTACACACATCGTAGAAGAAACTATTGGCACTATAAAGCACCATTTGCCTGACGCTGAGATAATATTGCAGATTGATGGATTGCGAAAAGAGCAAGCGGAATGCAAAGCTGATTACGACGAATACAAGAATAGAATACTTTGGAAGTGTCTACACGAATACAAGAATGTATTGCCAGTAGTATTTGATGAACACCAACATCAAAGCGGAATGATGAAACAAACAATAGATTTGATAAAAACACCATTAATGTTGTATGTAGAGGGTGACGCACCACTTTGTACTGACGTAAGTATAGACTGGCAAAAATGCAAGGACTTTATTTTTAGTGGTGACGCTAACACGATTAGATTTCATCACGAGGGAGTAATACCGAAAGAACACGAAAATCTAATGCTGGGGGTAAGAGATGTTTTTAGAAGAACAGTACAGTGGAGCCAAAGACCGCACTTGAGTACGGTGCTGTATTACAAAGAGGTAGTTTTGCCAAATACAAAACCAAAGTTATTTATTGAAGATGTCTTTCACGGCAAAGTAATTACAGACTGGAATGTACACGGGAGGATAGGCTGGAATAAACATAGATTGTGGATATATGCACCAAGCAAAAGGAACATCAAACGGAGCTACCATATAGACGGACGTGCAGGAAATAAAAAGTTTACAAGCGATGATGAGGTTGGATTGTGAGGCTGGCAATAATAGTTAGAGCTGACCAAACGGGGCTTGGCTACCAAACTAAGAGCTATTACAAACACCTAAAACCCCATAAAACAGTGGTTATAGATATTTCTAATTTAAATGGGAATGAGCAATATTATGATTGGTACAAAGATGCACATATTTACAAAGGCATACCAAACGATGAGCAATGCCGACAAATAATTAACGACACAGACGTGCTATTAACTGCCGAAACGCCATATAACCTTAATTTGTTTAAAATAGCCCGTGAAAATGGCGTGAAAACGGTCTGTGTGGAAAATCCAGAGTTCTTTGATGGCTTTAAATACCCACAATTGCAATTACCAGATTTGATAATTTTACCGAGTGTTTGGAAGGAAAACGAAATAAGACAATTTGCAGAAAAAAGAGGAACTAAAGTTGTGCAAATACATCACCCTGTAGATTTGAATAATTTTAATTACCAGACACGAAAAACACACAGATTTATGCACATTGCAGGTACACCAGCGGTATTAGACAGAAATGGTACGTGGGATTTTTTACAGGCAAAACAAGACGGGATAATTACAACACAAAATGAACAATTGGCAAAACATATAAAAATGAGGTATTCAAGAAGTAGAATAATAACAGGCGTAAATGATAATAGATTACTTTATACTTACGGTGATATTTTGGTAATGCCACGCAAGTATGGTGGCAACTGCCTACCACTAAATGAAGCACTTGCAACTGGTATGCCAGTAATAATGCCAGATATTGAGCCAAATAATAATATATTGCCAAAAGAGTGGTTGGTTAGAGCAAATAAAACTGGTTATATAGAGCCAAGAGGTGAAGTAGTAGATATATACAGTATAGATATACAACAACTAAAAGAAAAAATAAATTGGTTTGAAACACAGGATATTCAAAAATTATCAGAACAGGCTTATGAAATAGCGAAAACGATTAGCTGGGATACGTTAAAACCTAAATATTTTGATGTATTGGAGGCTTTACTATGAATATATTATGTATTGCACAAGTAGAAAACAGGGAACATATTGATAAAGAAATTATAAAACAAACGATACAGCCAACAAGAACAATATTTTATATTGACAGAGAACCGGCTACAGGAATTAATAAAAGACGTGAAAGAATAGCACAAAATCACAAGAAGTTACAAGATATAGTAAAAGCCTATAAACCTGATTTTGTATGGCAAGTAGAACAAGACTCTGTTTTGCCAGAGAATGCATTAGAAAGATTAATAGGACACTATATAACTTTAGGCGAAGATGTTGGCTTTATATCTGGGGTACAGGTGGGTAGACACGGACTTTACGCATTAGGTGCTTGGCAGTTTGACGATATGGATAATTTTCACTCAGTGGACTACACAAAAACAGGGTTGCAAGAAGTTGACGCAACAGGTTTTTATTGTATGTTTGCCCCTGCCAAAGTATGGCTTGCTACAAAGTGTGAATGGACGGGTGAAGTATATGGCCCTGATGTGGTCTTTGGACTAAATATTGGTAAAAAGAAGTATGTTGATATGGATTTACATATAGGGCATAAAACAAAGCGTGGTATTATAAAAGTTACTGATATGAGTACTTGTAACGTAAAATACTTTATAAAAGATGGTAGATGGACATATAAACAATTATGAAAATAAGTCAAATAAAACCTAATCCTGACAATCCTAGAACTTACAAAGACGATATGTTACAATTATACTATGGAAAAAGATGTTAAAAACTATGAGGGTATCTATAAAGTAAGTAATATGGGTGTAATAATACCAGTTAAGCCACGCAATAAATATGCTAAAACACTTAAACCAGCTACGGATAGGGGCGGTTATCAAATAGTTAGTTTAGTAAAAGATAAAGTGAAACACACAAAAACGGTTCACAGGATTGTGGCAGAAGCATTTTTGGGCAGTAGTCATTTAGACATAAACCACATAAACGGCAACAAGGCTGACAACAGACTAGAGAATTTAGAGTATTGTACAAAATCAGACAACATAAAGCATGGTATAAAGATGGGGCTTATTACCCCCAACTATACAAAAATAGCAGTATTAAAAAGAAAACCAGTTGAGCAAATAGATACTAAAGGTAATGTTATAAACGAATTTATATCTGCACATGAAGCCTCCAGAAGAACAGGATATGGTCGTGGCAACATTTCAAATGCTTGTCGCATGGGTTTAATAAGATATGGGTATAAATGGAGATATAAAAATGAAATTACATATTAGTAAAATCAAAAGTAACCCAGAAAATTGGGAGGAAAAATGGGAAACAATGACACCAGCGATAAACTAAATTCCACTACAAAGCAAGTGGCACAGACTCGTGACGAAAAAGGTAGAATAACAGGAGGTATGCCACCAGTCGGATTTCATACTAACCCTGAAAACAGAAGTGATGGTGGCTGGAAAAAAGAAAACAGTATTGGCTATCAATACCGCAGATTTTTAAACATGACAACAGAAGAACTAAAAGCATGGGATAAAACAACACCTGAAAACGAAAGAACAGTTGCTATGGATATTGCCTATGCACAAATCATACAGAGTCGCAAAAGCTTACCTCATGCAAAAGAAGTAACGGATAGGACTGAGGGTAAAGCACCACAGGCAGTGGATATAACAAGTGGCAATCAACCAATCAAAGCAGTGCAAGTGGTAGACCTGGGAGCATTAAATGCAGATAAGCACGAAGCAGAACCAGATAGCACAAGCGATAAAGAGTAAAACTAAAAAAGTCATAGTATTGGCTGGTGCTTTAGGTACTAGCAAAACCTTTGGTTCGGCCGTAATGCTTATATCTTTGGCTAAACAGTACCCTAATAGCGTTATTGGTGTTGGGCGAAAAAACACTACTGAAATGAAACGTGGTACTATGATGAGCTTTGACGAAGCGGCAAAAAAAATGGGTGTGACTGACTACAAAGAAAACAAGCTAGATATGAAGTGGACGTTTCATAATGGCAGTATAATATTATTTTTTGAGATAGACCGTAGTCACGATAAAGACTTTTCAAAAATAAAATCAATGAACCTAACTTGTGCAATGATTGACGAAGCGGACGCAGTGCAAAAGGAGGGGTTTTTAGCAACCTATGGACGTGTTGGACGTGCCAATGAAAATAATGCACCAGATTTTATAATACTAGCCTGTAACCCCAACGAGAGCTGGATAAAAGATGATTATTATACTAAAAGCAAAACAGGCATATTGCCAGGTAATGTTGAGTTTGTAGAGTTTGGAATGGTAGATAGCTTTTTACCACGAAGTTATTATGAGAAGTTTGAGGACGCACCGAGTAACTGGAAAAAAAGATTTTTATACAACGACTGGGATTATGCCGATGACGATACATCACTATTCAAATACAAAGATTTAGACCGAAGCCATATAAACGTATTAGAAGCTGGCACACGCTATGCTGGGCTAGATGTAGCTAGATTTGGACAAGACAGAAGCGTTGTCGCACTATGGCAAGGACAGCAATTGGTGGATATAACAATACTAAAAGATAAAGAACAAAAGATTAGCAACACTGAGCTTGGAAGTTTATATAGAGATTATTGTCTGAGTAATAATGTAGGCTATGAAAATGCTTGTGTTGACGCAGTGGGATTAGGTGCTGGGGTTGTGGATTGGTTACACGAAAAAGGCTTTTATGTAAAGGAGTTTATTGCTGGCGGAAAAGCTACTGGTAATTATAATAATTATAGAAGTGAAACAACACACCAGTTAGCACAGGCTTTTGAAAGAGGTGAGGCTAAAATCTTGGATAGTTGTGCTTATATAAACGAATTAAAAAAAGAATTGACAATGCAGAACTATCAGATAGTAGAAAAACAATTAATATTAGAGAGCAAAGACAAAATAAAGCAAAGGCTTGGTCTATCACCAGACATTGCTGACTCGGTAATTATGGCGTATAGCTTGCAGGTAAAAAACAATTTGGTGACTATAGACGATATAATGTTATAGTGCTATGCTTACTTTAGAGTCCTTAGAGACCAATAAGTGGAACAATTATTATGAAACTAGCAGACCGTATAAAATCTGCATATAAGGTTTTTACAAGCCAGAACTTAGGTAACTCAGTAACAGGACAGGTGTTGAGGAATTACCAAACAGGAAGCAAGTTTGACCCAACCAGGCAACTTACAGGTATAACTTATAAAGCGATAGACAAGATAGGTCTATCGTTGTCTGTATATCAACCAGAAATAAAAAGAAAAAACGGGGAAACATACATAAATCACCCGTTATTGACATTAATAAAATACCCGAACCCTATACAAAAAAATGGCAGTGACTTTATCCATTTGTACGCAATGCTTTACGAAATATATGGTGAGACATTTTGGTATTTAGCAAGAGGTGAAAACACTAGAAAAATTAAAGAGTTATATTTACTAAACCCAGCACAGATGGAGTTGGTAATACAAGAAGGTGAATTGCTAGGTTACATTTTGCACAAGGCAAGTGGCGACCAAGTACCGTTGACATTAGATGAAGTGTATCACGACAAACGACCTAACCCATTTAATGAGTGGCGTGGTATGAGTGTGATGGAAAAAGCCAGTGTATATATAGATACTGAGATAACAACGTCAGTATTCACGCTAAATTATATGAAAAACAACGCAAGTCCTAGTGGCATAGTTAGCTTGCCAGATATGGATAGAGAGACCTTTAAACAATTTGCAATGCAATGGCGAGAAGGATACGAAGGGCCAGAGAACGCTGGCAAAACGGCTTTTATTAGAGGCGGACAGGCAGAATTTAAGGCGGTTGGAGCAACACTAAAAGACGTAGACCAAGAGATTACACGAAAAATGGCTAAAGACGATGTGCTAATGATGTTAGAAGTACCAAAAGAATTACTTGGTATGACAAACAGCACTGGCTTTGGACGTAATACAGTAGAAGCTTTTAGCTATATATTTAGCAAAGAAAAAATAGAACCAATGATGATAAGGTTAGACCGTATTATTGCAAACATAAATGAAATGCAACCAGGTGGCGAAGTTATAGAAGTGACACATAAAAGCTCGGTGCAAGAAGATAAAGATTTTGTGCATAAACAGAATAAGGACTTAGTAAATGTAGCATTAACAATAAATGAAGTCCGTGCCAGAATGAACCTACCACCGATAAAGGGTGGCGATGAACTGCAACCAAAAAATCAACCAGACAAACCCTTACAAGTTGAAGAAGTAAAGAGTACGAAAGTAGTGCTTAAAAAAAAATTAAGCAAAGTAGAGCAACTAAAAAAAGCCGAAGAAGATAAGGAAAACTTTAGGTTGAAGCTTATGGAAACAAACGATTTATACACAAAAAAAATAAAAAGCACTATTGGCAGGTTTGCACAAGAACAAGAAGATTCAATAATAGAAAAGATAAACGCAACATCAAAATCATTTGAGGAATGGCTATTTAGCGTAAAAGAAGACTCTGTAGAACTGGCAATTTTACTTGCACCGTTATTAATAGAATTAATGATGGAACAGAGCAAAGACGTTAGCAACTTTATATCTGGTGAAGCGTTGCAGATAACTCCTGAGATTAAAAAATTGGTAGAAAATAACGCATTGAAAATAAGCGGGTTATTCAATCAAGATACAATAACAGCGTTAGAAAAAACTATTTTAGAGGGACAGCAAAAAGGCGAGAGCCTGGCAAAGCTAAAAAAGAGAGTAGAACAAACTTATAGTGACGCTAAAGGTTATCGTGCGGAAAGAATTGCAAGGACAGAGGGTTTAAGGGCAACAAATAGGAGTGCTGAGCTAGTGTATAGCCAGAGCGGTTATAGCCAAGTGGAATGGTTTGTCAATCCTGGTGCTTGCCAATTTTGCTTGGTGTACGCTGGCAGAACTAAAACTATTGGCACAAACTTTATAAACTTGGGTGATGTAATAACTGGCAGTGACGGCGGTATAATGCGTATAGAGTACGATAATATTGATGTACCACCATTACACCCGAATTGTAACTGTTCGCTAGTACCAAGTGGCAAAAACTTAGCTGAGGATTTGTAATGGACAAAAACACCGAGCTTTATTACGAAGAACAGCGACAAAACACGTTGGAATTAAAGAAGTCTATTGACAGCTTGGTAGATATATTTAGTGAAAAGGTGAGCGTAGAAATAAAGCCAATAGAAAAAGTAAAGATAGATGGCAAGTTAGAAGTAAATACTGAAAAAGAAATAGAGGTTACAAACTTAGATTTAGTTACAGATGCGCTAAAGAACTTAGGCGATGTAATAACAAGTTTATTAGAACAGGGCAGAATACCTGAAAAAATAGCTATAAGTAACATAGAGCAAGCCAAACCTGACACGGTAAAAATAAATAACTTAGATGAACTCAAAAAGTACATCAACGAAATAAAAGAAGCAATACAACAGAACAAATCAATAGTCAATGTTACTAAACAGCAGATAAAGTTTCCGACATTAGCAAAAGACGCAATACCAGTACGGCTATCTGATGGAAAAGCATTTTATAAAGCGATAGCGACTGCCATAGGTGGCGGATTCAACGCAACAGGGTTGGCAACTGCTAGCAAACAAGACGAGATAATAACTGCAATTGGCACGATTGGTGGCAATGCAACAGCTTTGTACACTTATGTTCAAAAAGATACGGACGGTACAACATATAAATATTATGGTTATATGAAATCTGACGGTGGCTGGTATATAAAAAGGATAACAATTAGTACAAATCTTGCCGAGTTTGTTACAGGGGCTTCGGATTACTCAACTAATTGGACGGGGAGGGCAGGATTGAGTTATACACCATATTCAGACGCATTTTAAATATAAATATTTAACAACTAAGAGAGGATAAATCAATGGCAATAGGAGCAGATTTTGAGATACAGGCGGACAAAGATATCCGACATGTATCTGGAACATCAACATACACAGTACTGGAGTTACACCAATGGCTACAGGGCTTAGCTGATGATGCCGCTGCTTCTGGGGACGACATTCTTGACATTACAATTGTCAACCCATCAAACAGAAGTACCGACACCACGATTGAATTGGTAAACGGGTTTAATATAAGTGATGCAGAATTACCTTATTTATATGGTGGTTCAATAGAACAGGCTTCTGGAGATACGCTCTACTCAGGACTAGCAGTTTATGGAACACTAGCATCTGGCAACCTAGAGATGATTCAAAATAACGCTCTAGTTACAGATACTTGGACGGGTAATATGAACGCTGATACTACAGCGGGTATTATTATGCGTACTTTAGTTAAAACAAGAGCATCTGGTTCAGATATAGACGGTAAAAGGGTCAGGGTTCAATCAAGAACCTTTGGCTATACTTACACCGAGTCAAGAACAACACTTGGTGAAGGTGAGGGTGTTGCCTTTATTGAAACCACTACTGACCTTAACAACCAAACAGCCAGTGGTACGGTAGGTGGCTGGACAATAACAAACACTGAGGGTTATCAGGGATTAGATATTAATGGCGATGGAAGTGATGAATACTACTACTCGCAATGGGATAAGGGCTCACAGTCAATCAACGATGTTTACGAGTACGGTAAATACATTATGCGTGATGGTACTTCAGAAACTATCCACGGCATATCTGGCTCACTATTCAGGGGTATTACCCATCAATTTGACTACGACAACGAGGCTTCTGGACCATTCCAAGAAGATGAAATATTGTCTTGGGGTACGGGTGCAACCGCAGGAACAGGGCTTTTACTAGCGTTAGACGACAACGGTACTACTGGTACTATGTGGATTCAGTTACTTACTGGTGTAATCATCACCAACAACACCGAAGTTACGGGTGGAACCTCTAGTGCGACTGCGGACTGTAACGGTACGCCCACCCAAAGAACTATTGACAAAAACAACTTTATGGGTATCTCAACAGGTGCGAACATCATCGGTGCATTTGGTATTGGTTTTGTACCAGCTGATGTGGGTGCGAGCGATACCTTCACCGACTTAGGTGGAAACGCTGTAACCCCACCAAACAATGTTGCATTTACTGTATCTGGATTAGTAGATGGTGATAGGGTCTTAGTAACCAGCTATGACGGTTCAACTGTTGATGATGACGGCCTACCAGTGGCTGACTACGGTCAATTTGCACTAAATACAACCCTGAATGGTGGTACAGAAACCTCACTAGTAATAACCACGACTATACCTACAGACACACCAAGTTCAGGAACAATTTTTGTTACTAACGATGAAGGCTACAACATACCGATAGCTTACTCAAGCTACTCTGGCAACACGTTTACGATTACATCAACCAACTTCTCAGGAAGTGGTGTAACCGATAGTGCAACCGCAGGAAATGATGTGTTCCTGGGCTACATTCACGCTGCAGAATCTGGTGGTGACGGAGTAATATCTTTCACAACAGTTTACTCATCTGACAGAAACCTAGCTGTATTCGTAAGAGATGGCGGAGCAACACCAATTAAACCATTCGCAACAACGGGTACATTAGGTTCAGCTGGTGGTTCAGCAACAGCAATCCGTACATCTGATTCATAGGAGCAAAAATGGCTAA